GATTCGACTTTCATTTTACATCTGTTTATTTTAGACATCAAATCTTTGATGTCCTCACTAATTTTCATAATAGGTTCAATAGTAGTTACATCAATGAACATACTATCAACTTTTGTTGATATTGGTTCATAAGAATCTGGGTGATAGAGATAGTCTTTAAGCGTCTCTTTAACCAACTTCTCAGCTTTTTCCTCGTTAGAGAGTGTGCAAGAAGTCATAACTAATGCAACTGCACAGGATAGTAAGGTAATAACATTCTTCATAATGTTCACTATTTTAATGATAATTATTGACACTTATCCAAAACACGAAGCGTGGCACTGCGATGCTACGTCTTAGTTCGGAGGTCCTGAGAAAACCCTGTGTACAGATGTAGTAATAGCAGCCCACGCTATAGCGTGAGAACCACTATGCTACCCTTGTACACAATTCAGAAATTTCTCAGGTTTCCGTTCTACAAGATAAGCATAACGCTTCTTCTTTTTCTATGTCTCGGAAAGGGCTTCCCCAATCCAATTGCAAAAGTAGCTAAAATCCTTGATAAATTCCTTTCATTGAATGATTTTCTTTACTTTTTGAGACTGTTTGAGTGGGATTTATGCGCGTGCATTAAATTTTCATCCCATTACTTTGCTTTTGGGTAGTAATCCCAAAACCGTTTCTCCATTCATGCGCCTTCTGCCGGAACCATTGCACAAGCGGAATATCATTCACGCATATTCGGAAATGTCCAGTTCTGCTTTTATCTTCTTCAAACGAGAAAGCCGCACCTTCTGCATGGAATTTACGGTTAAATTCGGGTGAATAAAAATCACCTTTCAACTTCACTTTCTTCAACTTGCACAATTCTTGGATAATCTGTTCGGAGAAGTGCAGCGTATTACGGCAGAAGTCTATCAAGGGCAACAATTTATCCACATGAGGGAAGTATCGTTTTACCTTGTCTATATACTCACTGAACTTGATGCATTGGGCTTGGTGTTCACGTTCCATCTGCTTGATATATTGCTCTAATCTTGCATTTTTATTTTCAAGTTCTGCGATGCGTTGTTGAAACCCTTCCCTTTCCGCTTTCAACTTTCCACCACCCAAAAGAGAACCGACCTTTGCCACGAGTGCGGCTTTCGCCTCGGTCTTAGCGGCTTCCAGTTTTTCCGACTTGATTCCTTGCTTCACCTCGTCAAGTTTCTGTTCCGCCTGTTGTCTTTCCGTTTGCAACTGCTGCACATTGGCTTCAAGTTCTCCCGTCTGCCGCTTCAAATCACGGTAATATTGGGCGGTGGTGGTATGCCGTGCCTCCGAGCCACGGATGCCACGCTGCAAGCCGTATTTCGCCATTGCTTCGGCGTAGCTGTCGTGATAGGCTGACAGCTTCTCACGTGTCAGCACGTCATCGGCGCACAGGCGAATGGCATCCGTTTTCTTGCGGTAGGTGCGCTTGCCCTCTGCCTGTTGCTTCTTTTTCGCTTTCCTGCGCTCGCCCGTTACAATCGGTACGACCGTGGCGTGGATGTGCGGTGTATGCTCGTCCATGTGCAGGACTGCCGAAACGGTGTTCTCCCGTCCGAAAGTGCGGTGCAGCCATTGCAGGTTGTCGACACACCATTCGTTCAGTCTGCCCTCGTCCTTCACTTTCATCATGTCCTCATGCGTGCCTGAAAGCACGATGCGGATTGCCCTCACTTGGTCGGGCGTTATCTTCCTCTTGATGCCTGCCGTGCGGATGCGGTGGTTGATTGCTCCGGTGCGGTCTGTCACGCCATCGGGGAAGTCCACCAGCTCACGGTTGAGGCAGGTGCGTGTAGGGTCGGCGTTCTTGGGGACGGTTTTGCGTTCGATGTGGTCGGACGCGCCCGTGTCCGCCGAGCCTTTCGCCTTGTTGAATTGGATGCTTATGTATCCCATTTTTGTCTTTTATTTTTATAGGTTCTACAAACTTGTTTGTTCATTCCCGTCCGTTGCGGTCGTGCCGCATGAAAACGGGGGTGTCCAGAGGGGGTAACCCCTTCGGCTCATTGGGGCGTTTTTAGCATTAGCGCAGCGGTGCGTGAAGAAAACGCCCTAATGAGCTATGGTATTTTCCGTTAGCAAATATCCGTGTCGCTACAAGCATCCTCTTCCTACATTTTCATCCCTCGCTTTTTCGGTGGCTGTATCATCCGCCTTGCGGATTGGACTCGCTTCTCCTGTTTTATCGGTTCTGCCGATTGGAACAAGGTCTTACCGCATAGGTAGTCATTCAAATCCTTGTACTCACGATAGTATAGCGACTTGTCAAGTAGCCGTTCTCCGAACTTCGCTTTCAAGGTCTCGCAAGCGTTCCGTCCTGCCGTGTCGTTGTCAAGGTAACTGCCAAACTGTGTATAGTTTGCCAATAGGCTTTCCACCTTTGCGAGATTGGAAACGGAGTTCAATATGATATAATCCTGCGTTGTCAATCGTGGATATTGTGGATTGTTCTTCACTCTGATGGTAAGGAACGAGAGGTAATCCATAAAGCCCTCGAATAGATAGCACACGTTTCTCGGTTCGCCATGTTGTCTGATATGAGTGATGTCCTTCGGGGCGATGCAGCCCTTGAAGAAACGGTTGCGCACCTCATATCCTCCAGCCACATTCGGGAACCCTATGGCGAAATAGGGTTTACCGTTGTGGACGAAGTGCAGTTCCTTACATTCCGCTTGCGCCAATGCGGTGTTTATTCCACGCTCCTGCAAGTAACGGAGCAATGCAGGGTGCGTGAGTTCTCTCACTTCCAAATGTTGGAAACTCGGTTCGGATGCCTGCTGGCGAAAAGAGAAAGACACGGGACGGACGTGCGGTGCTTGTTCCGCTATCTTGCCAAGCAGGTAAGGCACATAGTCCGAACCGTAAAGCTCCTGCGCCAAAGCGATGATGTTGCCGCCCTTGCCTGTTCCGAAGTCGTACCATTGGTTGAGTTCGGTGTTCACCTTGAACGATGCTTCCGTTTCCTCCCTGAACGGTGATTTGTACCAACGGCTTTTGCCCTGCTGCTTGACGGGGTTGTAGCCCAAACTTTGCAGATAGTCTGCGATATGTATCTTCTTTGCTTCCTGTGTAGTCATAATCTTCCTATGGTTTTAATGGTGGATGAAAATCGTTGATTCGTTGAATGGTATATGTAAGATACTTATATCCATATAGATATATTCTCAACATCCGCTCAACAAACCACTCGCCAAAAGAGAAACCAACAATAGGTCGGGGCTTTATGCTCAACTTCTCTTTTGGTCTGTTGAGATTTTATTGAGAGCGTATATTGTTTATTATCAGTAGGATTATATCCATATTCAACAATTCAACAAAAAGACAATGGAGTTACAGCGTTTCGAGTTGCTGCCTTGTGACGGTATAGAAGCGTCCCACTCTCTTTATCGGCTCATACCGACACTCCCGATTGTAGTTCAGTTGGTAGGTGGTGTATGTAAGTCCGTTCGGTGCAGGCGTGAGCTTCCAACACTCCTGCAATACCTTTCTTACTTGGTGCTTCTCCGCTTTGACATACGAGTTTGCCAACAATGTGAGAATGTCATTGCAGCAAAAAGAGAAAGTGTCGACACCCATACTTGCCATGATATCAAGTATAAGTTCGCACATCTCAATCTCCAATCTGTTGCGGTTGCTTCGGATAATCTTCTGCAAGGCTTCGGTGTGCAGCAGTGACGTGGCAAACCACATACGGCTCTCTTTCTCGGTGGATAGCTGCCTGTGCTGCAAATGGTAGAGGAAAGCAGGTATTTCCGCTTTCAGTTTTTGCAGGAAGTCGGTATCGTCCGACTGCAAGCGGTCTATCTTCCGCACCCAATAGCGTGTTTCCCCTGCGTCTATGATGACGGGCAGATACTCGTTGTTGGAACACAGCACGAACTTGGCGAAGAACGCTATCTCGTCACGGTCTTTACCTTTGGCTTCCACCTTGTAGGAGAGTGTGGTACTTAGGTTCTTCAACCGTTCGCTGTCCTCCCTGCGGCTAAGCAACACTTCATCCACCACAATAAGGAGTTTGCCTGCCCAATCGGAATTGAACTGGCTGCGGAAGTCCTCGTTGGTGTTGAATGTCACGTTGTTCTGAAACAAGGCTTTCAGAAAGTTCAGGAACGTGCTTTTGCCCGTGTTGCGTTCTTCCGATACCAACAGCAGGATTGGTAACTTTTGAATGGGGTGCAAGTAGAGCAGTTGCAGGTAGTCCATGCCCAACTCGTATTGCTCCCCGAAGATGTGCCGTACCAAAGATTGGATAGAGGGAAAGACACCCTCCTGCGGTCGGTGGTCTATCGGTTCATAGAGGTTCAGGAACTTGTCCACTATCGGACGGTAATTCACATGGTCGGGAATCGTGCAGAAACCGTCATACTTGGGGACGGTGGCGAGAAAGTGCTTGCCGTAGTCCTGCCGCAGGGTCTCGTTGTTCCACACGATGCGTTTCTTCACATAGCCGCCGTTCAGTCGGGGCTGGTTCACTAACTTGTAGAGGGTTGTACCCACTCGGATAAACTCCTCCTTGCTGATGTCTGATTTACTCATTGTCCATATGCTTAAATGGTTGATAAATAATCGTGTGCAAAGTTAGAGTGAGCCGTTTGAAACCTTGATACGCAAATCACGGCAGAATGGCGCAAAAAACACACGGAATGAAAAACTTGCAGTATATCGGAGAACATAACAATAAAAATCCCGAAGAAACAACCGTTATAGAGGGGTGCTTCTTCGGGATTGTCGCATTCGTATGAATGAATGGCAATGCGCCTACTCAATTATGTATATGGATACATCGTTGGCAATGGGAATACGCATCGGTTTCATTACTTCATGTCGTCATTCTAACACACTTTACGCTTGATATTCAGATGATTTTATGCAATTACCCAGCGAAAAGAAGATGCTTGTTTTCTCTTTTCGCAAGTACAACTTTTCAATTACGGCATTCCGTACTCGTTCTGCTCCGTATGAGTGGATGCGGAAAGCGAGAGCGACAACCATTTCAAGACAGTAAATATCCATACCGATTTTGTCCGATAGGTGGATATACCGTTGCACCTCATGCTCTTTCAGTATTCCGCTTTTATATACTGCTTTGATTGCTGCACGGACGGATGGAGCAATGACACCGAACAGGCTGACAAGTTCCGCTTCGCTCATCCATACCGTTTCACTCGGTATAGTTATCGTACCGTGTTCTGTGATTTTGATGATATTCCTTTTCATTGTCCTGCCATTGATACATTGTTAAACGATTGGTTCAGCCTGTTGCCGAGCATGGTAAGGTCGTTATCCAATTTCTGCGTTGTGATTTTGGCGTAGATTTGGGTCGTGACTATGTTCGTGTGTCCCAAAACACGGCTCACGCTTTCAATCGGCATACCCATACTCAAAGCAAGGGTCGCGAACCCATGTCTTGCGCAATGAAACGAGATGTCCTTTGTTATCCCGCACTCTTTCATCACCTTTTTCAGCGGTTTGCAGATAGACCAGTAGTTGAGATTGGGGAACACGAGGTTATCCTCCTGTAAAGGTCGGTAACGCTCTATTATCTGCAAGGGTATATCCAGCAGTTTCACTTGGAACGGTACTTTTGTCTTGTGCCGTTTGGACAATATCCACTTCTCACCGTTCACTTCCACGATACTGTCATTGGTCAGTTCCTTGATGTCCACGAAAGAGAGGGCGGTAAAGCTGGCGAAAACGAAAATATCACGGATATAGGACAGTTTGGCATCCCCGAACTCGTGCGTCATCAACGCTTTCAGTTCGTCTTCCGTCAGGTATTCACGCTCCTTTACATTCGGGCTGATGTGGAATTGGGCAAACGGATTTCTCGGTATCAGTCCGTTGAAGTGCGCACGCATGACAACGCCTTTCAGCCACATGCACTTTTCCCATATCGTCCCGTTGTGCAGTCCTGCTTCCGTTGAGAGGTAGGCTGCGAACTCCTTGATGAAGTCGGGCGTAATCTCCAACATGGACATATCCGTCCGTCTGTAGAAAGACTTGATGAACGCTGCCACATGGTTTCTTGCCCTCACTCTTGAGTGGTAGGTTGCCATTACCCTGTCTTTGCCGACACGCTTCTTGAACACCTCGTTTTCACGGTCGAATGCTTTGAGCAATGTCTCGTACTCGCTACCGATACCCTGATAGGCATTGCGCACCATTTCTGCCGTAACGAACGCTTCACGGTCGGACAGGCGTTGGTAGTGCTTGATGATTTGCGCCTTGATGTTGTCCAAAGCGAGGTTGATGTCCCGTGCCTCCTTGCTCTTGCCTTTGGCTCGGTTGCCCTTGATGTCCCAAAGCGTTTTCGGGATACTCTGCTTGCAACTGAACTGCGCCACAGTCCCGTTGATTGTCACTCGTCCCATGATGGGAACAATGCCGTTTTTCTCCTTGCTGCCGTTCACGTAGAACAGCACTTTGAATGTACTTCTTGCCATACTCGTTTTTTGTTTGCAAAGTTATTACTCAACGAGTTAGACCTTGATAAGCAAATCGGAGCAGAACGGAGCAATCAATGAAGAGAGCGTTAAAAATGCATCTCATTTCGGGTAACGATTTGAAAACCTTCCTGCTTCATAGAACTGCTTTCCTTTGCGTTTCCCGCTTTTTACGGTTGGCGTCATTTGGCACTGTAAATGCTTTAATGATAGTCATTTCAGTGACATTTCAACCTCTTTTCTCGGTTATTCCAGAGATTCTTTGTAAATTTGCGCATAGTTATGGAGGACGCATTCCGATATGGAATCGCCCATCCCGTGTAGGCCGAGTGTTATCACCGGCCTATTTTTTTATCTGTCAGTTTTTAGTGGAGTGTTCCGGGTCGTAAGGTTTCTTGGATTTGCAGACTGAATACATCAGAATCAGGAGTTTGCGCATGACGGCGACAAGGGCCACTTTCCCTGACGGATTGGATTTCTTAATCCGGTCATAGAACTCTCTCATCTTGGGATTGAAACGTATGGCAGACATCGCGCAGATGTAGAGCATGGATCGGATTGTCGAGTTTCCTTTCTTCGATATGTGGCGTTTTGGATCCTGCGGACCCGACTGACGGGCCA